ATCCGAAACTTGCTGTTTGTCAATCAGTTCTCTAGTGGTAATTACCTTACGAACTGGTCCAAACAAACCTTCCAATACTAATTTGTGTGTTTTAGTACCATCTAATGTACCTGTAAGGCCTATCCTATATTTAGCATTAATGCAGGAAGTCAATATGGTGGTGAGAGATTGTGCTTTGAAAAGGTGTGCTTCATCACCAATAATATAATCAAACTGTTCAAAATATTCTTTTGGAAGTTTATACAATGACTGCCAAGTGGATATTGTCAACGGTTTGTCTGTGTCTTTTTCTTTGCCTTGGTAGATACGATGAAGATATGGTTCCATATTATCGTTGTTATAATCGGCAAAGTCTGAATATAACTGTTCAACCAAAGATGTGGTTGGAACAATTACAAGGCCTTTTAAGTTTTGATATTTGTATAGTTGTTGGAAAATTAGATAGATGATTAGAGATTTACCAGATGCCGTTGGTGATACCAACAACGCTCGGCGTTTTTGCATGGCATGAATAAACGCATCAGTTTGGTGTTCTCGTATTTCAATAGGATCGCCACGAGAATGTAGATTTAATTCTTTGATAAACTTTTCGGCATGATATCTAGAGTATTCATCTTCAACATCTAAACTGTCTTGGTATTCATATGTGTAACTTCTTTCTTTACAAAATTCTTCCGCATAATAAAGAAGTCCACGATAGATGGTATTGTTTCGTAAATCAAACAGTCTTATCTTGCCGTCCCATATACGATTACGATATGCTGGAACAAATTGATAACCAGGAACAAAAAAAGTAAAATACTCCGATAACTCTTTTGCGATATGTTTTTCACAAGTTATCTTGGTATAAACTTCATTCAGTTTAGAAATTACAATATCACTCATACATTACTGTGTTGGTATTTCCTAATGCCCACTTAGGATCAGTTTCAACTGACCATCGTTTTGTTGCCACCTTAAAGTCTGGCATTTTCAATTCTTTAGGATTGCTACTTGGCTCTAATATAATTAACCGATTATTTGGTTGAGCAGCAAACTGACCGTTATCACACATAACAAAATTATAAGACTTATGGTCCTCAACATCTTCGGAAAAGCCAGTATCAAGAGTATTAAAATCAGGATGGGCACTATCAACTGTGAAAAGGTATATCCCATACATCCAATCTCCATTTTTTAATTTAAACTTACATCTCATGGATTGTAACTGTGCCTTTTTAAGAACAGTTATATCATATGATAAACAATCCCATAATTGTAAACTATCTAATGATTGTGGTTCACCTTCAATTGGTTTCCAACAAAATGCGTGTAGTGGTAACTTATCATATAAAGCACCATAATTGTTTAAGTATGCTTCAATACGAAATGCTTGACCTCGTAATGATTTAATACTTATCCACCAACAAGGTTCAAGTTCTCCATGACCTTTTTGAAAGTCGTAGAGAAACTCTTTACGAACAAAACATTTTACTGGTGGTAAATTGGCAATGATATGAGCCATTATTGGCCTCCTATGAATTTTTCCCAAGAGATAAAATCTCGGAGTTGCCATGTTCTTTGTTTCAATTCATTCATAACAGATTCTAAAACCGAAACACATTCTTCATGGTATACTTTTTTCTCTAACATCTTAATCAAATCATCATCACCTTCCAAGTAGGCACCAATATCTGATTTCAATACAAACTGAAATGGTTGCCAACCACGAGTTTCTAATTCATCTTGGTCTAATCTGCCATTGTAGTAATCAATCTTTATTTTCCGCAAACGCAGGTAATCAAAGTGTGCCTTCTTAGAGGCAATTTTGTGTTTTGTAAGGATGGAGAGATACTTGTTGTGTAAGGTGGGAATACGAAGCAGTTCTTTACCAGGTTCTGTCTGGTCCATTTCTGCATCTTTTTCCCAATACTTTAATACTTGTTCTAGATTTTCCATAATATTTTCAATAGTTTAACACCAGTTTTACATACTAACACAATCTATGTTAAATGGCAAGACTTTATGTTAATTAAACTGGTATAAATTTAAACTGGTCATAAACAAAAGTGGCATCAGCGGTAATCATATCATCTGCTGATTGTTTGGTATCAAAAATGATATCCGAAAGAGATACAGGAAACATATTACTGAACTCTACACGGACAATTGGATTATTCAAAGCACTCAATATTGTTAAAGTGGCATCTGAATATTGTTGTTTATTACTGGACATATTATTATATTGATTCTGTAATGCCGTTTTTAGATTACGTTCTTCGGTGCCGTCTGGTGAAGCAAAAGAACGGAACCAATCATGTAAATCTATCCAACTCTGAACATCCTCATTAACCAAAAAAGTCATAGTAAAATTGTTGTATAATATTTGGTTACCAGGCGAGTATACAGTCACGCTTGGAAAGTTGATTGGGGCCTGTCCTACACTCACCCCTGGTATGTTTACAGACTGGCAGAACCATGTCGCATTGGGTATCCGATTGAAAGTCATTAGAAACTTTGTCGGTTGTAGATAATTGGTATTTTCTGGAGTTCTTGATAATACGGACATGATAATTCTCTAATTGAACATACAGGTATTTAGGTCATAAAAAAAGAGACCTCCGAAGAGGTCTCTTGAAATGTCATTCTTGTGATGACTTTTTTTATTACATCAAGTTCTTGACACCAAAAATACGATAGTATTTGTTGGTACGAGCATTCAAACCACCCAAGCCAGCGCCTAGACCTTCTGCGAATGGGTTTGATACCATTCCGTAACGGGTCTTGAAGCCAATCTTTGGTTGGAATGTATACTGGTCTACAGCACGAACCATTTGGAGAGGAACGTATGGGCAATAGAACAGACCAGCATCGTATGGGCTAGAACCCTTATAACCGATGGTGACCAATTCTTGGTTGCTTGTGTAACCACCAAAATATGGGTCAATGTAAACCTTGATACGACCGTGTAACAAACCAGCAAATGTGTTGCCTGTGTCATCTACTTGCAAATCAGCTTGGAGAGCAGGTGTATACTGAAGAACACCAGCCATTGCCATAGCAGAAGCAACGTCAGAAGAAACGATTAACACGTTACCTTTTCCACGGCGAGTTTGCTTAGCAATTACGTTAGCATCACGCTCGATTTGGAAAATTAGACCTTTGAAACGCTCAACTGACCAACGGCCGTTTGAGTCTGTATCTAAGTCAAAGAAACCTGCTGTGGTTGTACCATACTGAGCACCTGGAACGGCAACAGTATAGATGGTACGGATAACTTCACGGTTAATTTCAGCGAGAACTTCTGTAGACAGAATGTTAGACAATTCTGTTTCAGCATCAAGACCATGAATTGCTTTCAAGTCTTGTGCGAGTTCTAAAGAGTACTCAGCTTTCAATGCACGGCTTTGAGCAGTTACAGTAACTTTCTCAATAGAGAATGCCATCTGTGCAAATGCTGTGTTACCGTCAGAACCAAGGTACTCAGCAGTAGCTGTTGGCATACCAATACCAGTTGTATAGCTGTTAGCGGCCAAAGTTGCAGATGTTACAGGGTTTGTACCTGTGTCAGTTGCAGTTGTACCTTGGAAACCGTATGGGTTAGATGCAGAACCAACACCAGAGAACATTGTGTTCGCCTCGTTGAAGAATGCCTCAGAACCAGCTTGGTTTACATACTTAGCACGCATTGCAAAAATCAAACCGGTAGGACCAGTCATTGGCTGAACGCCAGCAACGTCATAAGCGATAAGATTTGGGAGCGCACGGCGTACCAAAGAAATCAAGATTGGGTCAAAGTTTTGAACACCACCAGTTACGTTTGTAGGACCTGGATCAGCTTCGTTCAAAGCGATACGGTCTTGACGCATTGCTTGTTGTTGGTTTTCCAACACAAGGGCTGTAACAGCCTTCTTGTATGGGTCTTTAATGGCTTCTAATTCTGGATGCTCCAGAACAGGCTGCCATTTCTTTTGTAGTTCTTCAGTCAAATACATTTTGTTATTCCTTTTTTATGTATTGTTAGGTTAATTACTTAACCATGGTTTGTGAAATGGTTTTTGCGTAAATATTAATAGAAGGATCATCAGAAATGATTTTGTCTTTCTTATCTTCTTCAACCAATACCTCATCTAAAGCAGATGAATCAGCAACTTTAACATCAGCTTTGAAATATGATTCTTTCAATGTTGATAGTTTGGTAGCAAATTCTTCATCAGTAGTAAAATCCACACCTTCTGCAAGTGATTTCAGTTTTTCTACTTGAGTCTGCGTAAGGCCTTCACAAGCTGCGTAAATAGCCTCAAACTTTTTGTGCTCATTGAGTTCTTTTTTCATCTCAATAGCAGATTTGATTTGTTCGTTGTAAGCTTCTTCAAGTTCTTCAACTTTAGAAGTGAGTTCTTCAACAACATCTACCTTGTCGGTAGGAATGTCAATGTAATGCTCTTCAAACAAACCTTTTAATCCTGTAATGAAATCTTCAACAATTTCGGCACGGAGACCTTTTTCGATTGCGATTTCGTTGTCTTTGACCCATTCTTCAACCATGTAGTTGAGGTAGTCATCAACCTTAGCTGCCAAATCTTCTTTAACTTCTTCAACAGCAGCTTCAAACTGGTCCATTAATTCTGCTTCGGCTTCAGCAATAACTTCTTCAGCACGAGCAAGAACGGCAGCTTCAAAAATAGTGGTGGCTTTAGAAACAAATTCTTCAGAGAGATTTTCGCCTGTGAACAGAGCGTCCATATCTTCTTTCATTTTTTCTTTCATTTTCATTTTTTTCATCATTGCCTTATCTTGAGCTTCATCTTCGTGACCTTCGTCTTTTTCTTCAGCCACAACTTCTTCTTCAGATTCGGTTTCTTCGTAAGTTTGAACACCAACAGAACCTTTGTTTAAAGGCATTTGGTTTTTACCAGTCTTGCCTTCTGGTTGCTCAATTGCAACACCGTCAGCCTGTTGTGGTTGGCCTTTGAGTTTCTTCGCTGGCTCAGAACCAACAGGTGGTTTTGCACCAGGAGGTGTGGCCGATGGCGTACCTTTTGTGTAGTCAGGATTAGCATCGGTTGTTTTGAGTGGTGTGTGACCCACATCTACTTCACCGGTGCCGTAGGCTACATCGCCAGATAGTTTTGCTGGTTTATCTTGGCCACTTTGTTTACCAGAAACATTACCCGAAAGAATGTCTTTAGCGGCTTCGGACAGATTAAATTTTCCCATTTTGAAAATCTCCTTGATTTATATTGGATATTTATATTTAAAGTTTTTTGACGAGTGATTCCCAAATGTGTAGACTTACTTTTTCAATGTCCGCTTGCGAAGCTTGTTGAATCATTTTCTTCGCTTGAGTAAATTGTTGTTCAGTCCATACACCGTTTACCATCACCCATTCTTTGCCTTCCATGATACCTTGTACGAAAGCATTTGGAGCAGAAGGGTCTGCTACAATATCCGCCGCTGTGGCCAGATGAAAATCATCTTGAACTATGTTAACACCATTAACAGATTTAAGAGAACCCATACCACGGGACGACACACCAATTTGTGCGCCACCTTCGATAAGACTCTTAACTATGTTACCCATAGGTGTGTCAAGAATTTTTGCTTTGCCTATCCAATCATTACCTTCTTGGCGGAGACCCACAACCATGTGTGAAACTCTGTCGAGATTGATAGATGGGGTGTCTGGATGACCCAGCTCACCAAAGGCACGGTTTTTATTAATATATTGTTCTGTATATCTTTGTACTTCTTTGGCCATGGTCTCTTTGAGATATTTACGACCATTACGGTTTACCACTTCTGCTTGAAGAAATGGACCTTCGATGAACAAAGTTTTCTTGCCGTCTTTTTCTTCAGCAAGATATTGTAATGATTCGGTGACTTCTGTTATTAACTTCATTATAGTCCCATTGCCTTCCGTTTTCTTATTGATATCTGTCTTTTTCTTAATGCTTGTCTTAACTTAGACCGCCTTTTAAACTTAGACCGCCTTGCAGCCATTTTACGGCGCCTGCGTTCTTGTGGTGACATTCTGACTAAACGACCACCACGAATTGTAAATCCTGGTACTGCCGACTTCTTAACTCTCCGTTGAACTTTTCCGCCACGGAATCTTACACGAATGAGTTTAGTTCTACCCATCCTTTGTATGTTACCTTCATTTACTTCTTCAAACTCTACATCTTCACCATACATTTCGGCAGCCAAACGCATCTTAATTTGGTTAAGTTTTTCATTAACCAAACCTTGTATGCGTTGATTCAAAACTTCTTTTGCTTCAACTATCTTATCGTTTAATAGTTTGGAAACAAAATTTTGCATTAAGCTCTCGTTGTTGGAGTTACACCAAATGGAGGATAGTTAAATGCAGCAGGATCAGTAAATTGACCAGAACTATAGAATTGATTGTTTTTGTGTAACTCAATGATTAATGTATAAGATGCATTAGCGGTTGTACCAACAGTAACAATAGAAACATTACCTGTAGGACCAACAGCATTATTTGGTATAGTAGGCAATTGATATTGTGGGTTTGTATCACCAGCACCAACACCTAATGCATAAATTGTGGCATCACTTGTGGTGCCTTGCCATTTTAATTGTATGTGTCCAACTTCTGCATCAACATTATAAACAACACGGGAAATTGTAAACGCCGAATTAGCAAAACCAGGAGCAGTTGTGTTGCCAGCCTGATATGGTAAATTATTAGCATTTAACGCACCAGACAATGTTCGTGGGTCAATAATAACAGTTAAGTTTTCATTACCGCCAGCGGCATCAAAAATACCAACCCGTTTAATTACGGTGCGTTTTGTTGTATCAACTAAAATTTGTGTGCTATTTGATGTTGCCATTTTTTTATCCTAATTAATTTTCTGTTTCTTCGTCCATGCTGCCTGTTGAGGACCATTGCATGGCGGTATATGGAACTGTTACATATTTATTAATCTTATCCACATAGTAAAGAGCTACTCTTTGATTACCAGGAAACTGGCGAATTGATTTACGTTTCATAATCAAAACGGCAGGAGGATCCATAGGCATACCATGGTCTTCCTTTTCATTCAAAGAGCGTAGTTCTTTAAGTGTTTTCACCTGAATTTTCCTCTGATTGTGTTTCTTCTTCTTCTTGAGCAAACATATTCTGTGCTACTGCTTGTTTAGCTGCACCTAAATGGTTCATTACACGGTCATGAATGTCAGCGTATAAAGCATCACGCATTTCTTTTGCATTATCTTGTGCCGCATAATCTATAATTTGTCTTGTATCTGCCATTTTATCTCCAATTTAAATATTTATAATATCTGTTTCAATTTAACAAATGTACCAACTGATTTAAATTCTTCTTGTTTCATACCAGCATCTTGTGCTTGTTGTAACTCCGATTGATGAGTTGCCAAAGTTGCTTGTTGGTCTGCTTGAATATCACCAACCATTTGTTGTTGTGCTACCGTATTGGTAACATCAACAGGTAATCCAAGACCTGCTTCTTTTTCTCCATCAATCTCACTTTGCATTTCTTTAATTTGGTCGTCAGTCAAACGTAATACATTACGTTGAATCCATGCTTGCGAGAAATAACGACCAGTATATGGGTCTACGGCAGCCAAGAGAGATAATCTTTCTCTCATCAGTTCAGCATCTTTTAATTCACTAAAATTATTATCTTTAATGAAGTCGTAGTATATATGTTCTTTAAACTGGTCCCACTCATCAGCGGTACAGATACCTTTTAATACACATTGAACTCGTAGTGCCTGATTAAAGATATCAGAAAATTTATTACGAAGCCTATCAACAAACTTTGCAAATTTTAATTCGTCACGAGTTACCTCTGCAACACGACCAATTGAGAAACCTTGATTAGGTTCTAAACGAGAAATTGGAACACTTAACGAATTGTATAATTTCTTTTGGAAGTATTTAACATCTTCCAATTCACCTAGATTTTGACCACCAGGTAATGTAGTAATCTCTGTGCCTTTTCCACCTTCACGGCGTGGCAACCAGAAATCTTCCATCATAGACAAGAATTTACGGTCATCACGGACTTCACCAGTCTGTGCATCATAGACCAACTTGTTTTTATATTTGACCATAATATCACGAAGATATTGTTCGGCCTTTAACTTAGGTAAATTACCTACGTCAATGTAAAATATACGGCGCTCTGGTGCTCGTGAGATACGATAGATAACGGTTGCATCTTCAATCATGCGTAACTGATTAAGTGGCTTGATTGCTTTGTGTAGGTATGATAATACCACAGCACGGCGAGAGTCCATCAAACCTGATACAACAGAAACAATAGAATCAAGTGTAATACGAACACCAACTGGACCATAACTAGAAGAAGAACCAGATACTACTTTATCATTGAAGATATAGTATTCATTGAACACATCTACAATCTCTGCACCTGTTCTCTCATCTTTTTTCTTTTTAATCTCACGAACTTTACGAAGCTTGCGTGGATCAATATATCGTAATTCTTTAATACCAGCAATTGGGTTTTCTTTATCTATAAGCACATTGTAATATAACCTGCCGTCAATATAATAACGGCGGAAGATATCTTGTGCCATATGTTTATAATTAAGTAAACGCAATATGGTATGAAATTCTTCTTTGATTGCTTTTTTAATTTTCTCTGGTTGGTCTAAATCGTCCAACACAATTTCAATGATTTTACCATCGTCATCTTGAACAATGGCTTCATTCATAATATCATCAATAGCAGACTCAATCTCTGGTTGCATTGCCATTTCACGATAACGAGAAATAAGTTCTACTTCATTCTTTGCTGTGCCATCTAGGTCAACATATGTACCATAGTAAGCGGCTGAGGAAATGGTAAGAGCACCATCTTCATTGGAAGGTGGTGTAAAAGAAGGTTGTTGAGCTTGCTCTTCTT